TGAACTTGTTATAGGTATGGAATTTAATGATTCAAGATATTATTTCTCAGCTTTAAATCCACAACCACAAAATATAAATAATGCTGAAATAACAAAAGATGTTAGTATTGATGAAAGTGAATTAGATAAACGAACAACATTAGCAGATGTAGATAGGGAGTTTGCAAACGTTTCTAGTAATATTAAAGGTGTTCAAAAAATTAATAAACAAGATGCACTTGTTGCAAGGATTCCACAATTTAATAAACAATCTAATGTAAATCCAGGTGATACTATAATACAAGGTAGACATAATAATTATATACAACTATCATCTAACCAATCAGTAAAAAGACAACAAGGTGTAGATTTGTACACGAGAAACGACTCTGGTAATGTTCTCATTGGAGCACATAGAACTACACCAGAATCAAATAGTATTATTCATCTTACAACAAATGAACAACCAATGTATAACGAAAGAATTAATTTGATTGGTGAATCAATGAATAAGTCTCAAGATGGTCGATATGAAATGAAAGATAGAGAAAAATTTATTAGTAGGTTTTCAAATCCTTCAATATTTATGAAGTCAGATAGAATAGTATTGTATGCTAAGTCAGACGATATAGCTATTTTTTCAGAAGGGAATATTCATATTAAAGGAAAAAGAGTTCAAATAAGAAATGCAGAACAAGTAAACATTACTACAAAATCTCTTTCTCAACAAGTTAAAACTGCTTATCGTTTGAAAGAAGAATTAAGTTCTGGTGATGTTGTATTACTACCGGACGGAATTGTTGAAAGAGGTAGAAAGTTAGCTCTTGAACACCGACAAAATATTTTAAAATATATTAATCAATTAAATAGTTTGATTCCAGCAGCTATACCAGGAACAAGGTCAGTTCCTAATCCAGTTTGGTTTACAAATATTAGAAATAAGATTAAAGAAGCAAAAGAAGCATTAGAACAAAATAAACTTATCATTGGTTTAAAATGGTTAGACTTTGACAATTGGAAAACATATACGGTAGACGAGTTGAAAGAAGCTTTCAGTCCTATTCCAGGTATGGCAGATGTATTGTCAAACCTAAGTAATTTAACAGACCTTGTAGAAGATGTAGAAAGACTGAAACAAGATTATGAAACAGCTAAATTACAATTTGAAGAATTCAAAGCAATTGCAGAAAATCCTGCAGCATACTTTGAAAATTTAGTTTACTCAAGTTTAGAAGCATTAACAATTGATGACTTTGTTGAAATGGAAATTCAAGTCAATGACTTTATAGCTGGTGGTGGAAACATAGACAATATAGAAAGTGGACCAGAATTACAAAAAGGAATTTTTGAATTGAGGAGAGAACATCAAGCTATTTCAGAAGCACCTTTCGAAGACCAACCAACTCTTCGTGAAAGGTGGAAAGATAAAGCAGGAAAATTTAAACAAAGATTACAGGGTGGTTTAGCCAATGGATTTAGAGGTTCAATCGTTCAACAAGAAATAGATGTTTCAACAAAAGAAACAGCCTCAGTCGCAGGTGAAGCAATAGCTATCACAATGCAAGAGAGTGATAAAGCGACAAAGAATTTATAATAACAAGGAGTAATGATGAACAAGAATAAATTAAGAAATATAATCGAATTAGTTGTCCGTAAAGAAGTCAAAAAACAACTGAGCGAGATATTTATTAATGAAGAAAAAGAAATCAGTTTATCAGAAACGATTTCTAAACCCAAACCTAAAAAGGTTATCAAAAAACCTAAAAAACAATATTCAAAAAACACAGCGTTAAATGAAGTATTGAATAACACCAAACCATTAGGAGCTCCAATGGAAGACGAATATCCAACATTGGGCGGTGGAGTATTAGGAAGTGATAATATGGCAGATGTATTGGGTTATGGTGATTTAGGTCGTGGACAGAATAAAGAAAAAGCAAGAGAAATGGCAGCAGTTGATTCAATCAAGAAAGCTGGTGTTTCAGTAGACGCAGTTCCTGAAGATGTGCAAAATGCATTGACTCGTGACTATTCTGGATTGATGAAAGCGATGGATAAAAAGAAAAAAGGCGAAGGTGGATTTAGACCATAATGGCAACGGTAAGAGAAACAGACAGAAATAAAGATGTATATGTTGGAATTAAATTTCCATTATCCTATGGATTAAATGGATTTTTCTTTCAATCTAAAACAATTCAAGAACAATCAAAATCTAATTTAAGAAATCTTTTACTCACTACACCAGGTGAGAGAGTAATGCAACCAACATTTGGTTCAGATTTAAAATCATTTTTGTTTGTAAACTTTGATGATATATCTGCAGATTCTATTGAGGAAACAATCAGAGAAGCTGTTTCAAGACAATTACCATACATTGAAATAAATAATGTGTTTGTCGTTAAAGATGAAGTTAATTTTAATAGTATTTCTATATCAATAGAATACTCTACTAAATTAGAACCTAATTCGTTAGACTCTTTAGATTTACAATTTAACATTGGAGAATAAGAATGCCTACAACTAACTTAAAAGAAGTAGACTACGGAACAAATAAAAAAGTAATTAAGAAAGAAGTAAATTATCTTGGAAGAGATTTCTCAGACATAAGAGCTAATCTTATAGAGTTTGCTAAATCATATTTCCCAAGTCAATACAATGACTTCAACGAAGCATCACCAGGTATGATGTTTGTTGAAATGGCTGCGTATGTTGGTGATGTATTAAATTATTATGTAGATAATCAGTTTAGAGAAACATTACTTAATCAAGCAGAAGAAAAGAAAAATGTATTTGAGATTGCACAATCATTAGGATATAAACCTAAACTGGCTTGTCCTTCTACCGTAAAACTTTCACTAACTCTTGATGTTCCAGCAAAATCATTAGGTGGTGGTGTATATGCACCAAACTTAGATATAGCAGGAAAACTTCAAGCAAATAGTAGATTTCTTTCAAACACCAATGTAGAATTTACTTTATTAGATGATGTAGATTTCAAAGTATCAAGTTCATTGGACCCAATGGATGTAACATCATTAGCTCCTGCATCAGGCAACATACCTACAAGTTATAGATTAACTAAAACTGCATTAGCTAAATCTGGTGTTAGAAAAACACAAACATTTACTTTTGGAAATGCTAAATCATTTGATAGTGTATTTTTAGGAGATAAAAATATTACTGAAATTATTTCTATAACTGATAGTAATAATAATGAATGGTATGAGGTTCCTTTCTTAGCACAAGATACAGTTTTTGAAGCTGAGGAAAATACTAACTTAAATGACCCAAGTTTATCAACTTATAAAAATGATGCTCCTTATTTATTAAAACTTATTAAAACTTCAAGAAGATTTACAACAAGAATAAATGAAGATAATCGTATGGAAATAAAATTTGGTTCTGGTATTAGTTCTAATCCAGACGAAGAGTTAATACCAAGTCCAGACAATGTTGGTTCATCATTGGGTTTTGGTGTGTCAAGATTAGACGAATCATATGACCCAGCTAACTTTTTAAAAACAAGAACCTTTGGTTTAGCACCGAGTAATACTACACTTACCGTCGAATATATTTTTGGTGGGGCTGTAGAACACAATGTTCCAGTAAATAGTGTTAATAGAATTTTAGAAAAAAATTATACAAACTCTACTGAGGGTGTTGATTCCACACTTTCTTCAAACGCAGAAGCCAGTTTGACCGTAACTAATTTAGAAAGAGCGACAGGTGGAGCCAGTGAAGAAACTCTTGATGAGGTAAAACTAAACGCATCAGCTTTCTTCAATGCACAAAACAGAGCAGTTACAAGAGCAGACTACATTACAAGAGTTTACTCTTTACCACAAAAGTATGGTAATATTGCAAAAGCATTTATTGTTCAAGATGAACAATTAGAACAAGAAGGACAATTAGAAATAGTTGACGGACAAGTTCGTAGAATTAAATCAGTAGATGTAATACCAAATCCATTGGCACTAAATATGTATTTGTTAGGATACACTGCTGACAATAGATTAACAAGACTAAACACTGCAGTAAAACAAAATTTAAAAACATATCTTTCACAATATAGAGTATTGACTGACGCAATAAATTTAAAAGATGCTTACATTATTAATGTGGGTGTTAGATTTGCAATCACAGTAAAAAGAGGATATAACAAAAATGAAGTATTGTTCAACGCAATACAGGCAGTTAAGAAACATTTTGAAATTAAAAAATGGCAAATCAATCAACCAATCATACTAAGTGATATAGCTTATGTAGTTGGTTTGGTTGAGGGTGTCGTTACGGTAGTTCCACCACAAGACAATAATCCTAATAAGAATATTGTGGTGATTGAAAATAAACATAAAGTATCTGAGGGTTATAGTGGAAACATATACGATACAGATTCTTCGGTTAGAGATGGAATTTTATATCCTTCATTAGACCCAAGTATATTTGAGGTCAAATATCCTAATGTAGATATTGAGGGTAGAGTAGTAGGAGATAGATAATGCATTATTTTGAATTTAACAAAAGAGACGCTACCATATATTCAGGTGCAACTACATCATCAAGAAACACAGGTTTAGATGAAATATTAGAAATAAACAAAGAAGTTGCAGAAAATGGAACGGTTCAAAACATATCAAGAATATTAATTGACTTTGATTATTCTTATATTTCCCAATCAATACAAAACGGAAAAATACCAGCGACTGCAAAATATTATTTAAATTTATTTGATGCGACTTCAGATGAAGTTGAAGCAGAACAAAATGTATTTGTTTATATGGTTAGTGGTAGTGCTTGGAAACAAGGAACAGGAAAACTTGACCACAATCCAGTAACACAAGACGGAGTAAGTTATCAATATAGAGACCACGAAAACTCAACACCTTGGGTGACGGGCTCAGTATTGACTGACGGGGGTGCTTGGTTTACTGGAAGTTTAGGTGGACAATATGCAGTTAGTTCATCATACGCATTAACATTTGACAAAAAAGATTTAAGAGTAGATGTAACTGACTTAGTTAAGAACCACATATACTCAAGTTCATTGTTTCCAAATAGAGGATTTTTAGTTAAAAGAGAATCACTCTATACAGGTTCAAGCGATTTCTCATATAATCCAGGAAGTGATACTACTAAAGATGAAAGTAGTTCAGACAGATTAGGAAATCTAAAATATTTCTCAAGAGAAACACACACAATCTATCCACCTAAGTTAGAAGTAGAGTGGGACGATTCAAGTTTTTCAACCGGTAGTTTGTCCGCACTAAGTTCAACAGATTTAGAAAGATTAAAAGTATATTTTAAAAATTTACGAACAGAGTATAAAGAGGGTTCAATAGTAAAATTTAGATTAGTTGGTAGAGAATTATATCCAACTACAGCCTTTGATACAACACCAGCAGAACTTACAGCTAAATACTTACCAAGTGCATCTGCTTTTTATGAAGTGAAAGATGCAGAAACCGAGGAAGTAATTATTCCTTATGGTAGTGGTTCTAAAATTAGTTGTGATTCAACAGGTAATTATTTCAATCTATGGATGAACGGATTCCAATCAGAAAGAAACTATCGTTTTTGTATCAAGGTAGTTAGTGGTAGTGGAACTACTGATGAACAAATAAACTTTTATGATGATGATAATGAATTTAGAGTAGTGAGATAAAATGCCTTATTTACCTTCACAAGCCAGATTAAAATCAGATACTTACAAAAATATTCTTGATGCGGATATTACCGAACAACAAGAAAGAGTATTAGACTTACTTGCAAAACAACAACTATCTGGTTCAATTGACGCAAACAATCCTACAAGAGATGAGGACGGATTTTTGGTTTCCATTGAGGACCCAACTAACCCAGGTCAAGCTGCAGAGGGTATAACTGAAAGTGTTCGTGTTGAAAACAAACAACAATTCTTTAACGATAGATACTTGAACAACATACCACAAGAGTTTACTCACTTTGTTGTTCCGGAAGTTAGTAATCAAGATGATGATGCTTTGGTTGAAGAAATAACTGAAATTCAAGTTCAAGCTGATGTTGGGGAAACACCAGACCCATACAGACCACTTATCGTTGAGTTTATAAACAGACTTGCAGATAAAAATAGTACAAAAACATTATTGATTGCAGGTAGGGCAGGACTTATAATGAGAAAAAATGCAGCTGGTATTGAAGAAATTGATGATAGTGTTTCACCAGAAAAGCTTAATGCACTTATTGTAAAATTAGTTAGAGCATATCCACCAGGTAAGAAAACTATGACACTTATTGGATTTGTAAAACAAATAAAAACTTATCAAATAGATTTAAAAATCGCATTAGATTTAAGAAACTATGCGGTTATACTACAAGATTTTATTTTTAAAAATAAAACTCTTAGAAGAACTTATAGAGAGTTTGGATTACCAGTAGAAATTCAAACACAAACAGGTGGAACTTTTAACTTAACAACAACTGAAACTAAGTCAGTATCAAATGAAGCTGGTAATGATGATGAAGAAGAATTAAGAGGTAAAGGATACATAGTATAATGGCAAGAGAATATGGTTTTACACAACAAGAAAAAGACACTTATTATTTAAATAAAAGAGTGTATAGTAGTTGGGGTCGTGATGACGACGACGATTACATAGCTGTATTTCTTTACACTATACCAGATGACATTCTTATAGATACTATTTATATACCGAGACAAGATGTGGCCATTTCAGCAGAAGGTTTTATAGATTTAAATATTGGACAACATCTTAGAAACTTTGGATATGTTGATGGTGAGTTTAGAGTTGTTTACAAATTTTTAAGAAGACTCGCAGGAACAGAAGCTGAAGTATTTGTAGATGATACTGGTGTTCAATGGAACGGGGAAGTAGAAGAAAAAGAAGTAAATGGTGAAATAAAATATTACACTTCATCACCTAATCCAGGAATTGACGGACAAGATACATCAGTAAAAAAAGAATTATTTATAAAGGAAGTAAAATATTTTATTGACGGAATATCACCAGACAGAACAGAAGCTCTTATTGAGGTAGATGAGAATATCGCTAACGAGGAAATGAGAGAAGATTTCAGAACTATGAATAGATTGATTGAATATAAATCTATAAAAAAAGAGGGACAAGGTGGTATAAAATTTGACCAAAAAAATCCACATATATTAGAATTTGAAATAGATGAAGAAGATAGAGGATTTACACAAAATATGGTAGGTGGAGAAATTGTTATTCCTAATTTATTTAAAGTTGATGGATATGAAGACTTTGATAATGACGATGCAATTCTTGATGAGATTGATGATATTGAATTTGACGAACCATTTCCTGACGATTCACCACCACCGCCAGATTTACCAGATGAAATTTATGAGGAAGAAGAAGTAGAAGTAACATCACCAATGTCATTTGATACTGGGGGTCGTAGTTGATATATCAGATAGGTGATATAAAAACTAAATGGGAGAATTTCGTTATACCAACACAAGAATTATTTGAGAGTTGGAAAGAAGAATTTTTAAAATTACCAAATGTTAATAATTACAATGTTTGGTTATGTGGTGGATTTCTACAAGATTGGGAAACCTTTGATGTAGATATTATACTGACTAATAAACCAAACTATTCTGAACTAAAAGAATTATTAGTTCAAGGATTTAAATTGGGAATAAAACATAATGTGTTAATTGATATAGCTTATTGTGACATTGAACCAACACATTTTTTTAAAGGTGAAGTAAACAGAATTGTTTATGGAAAAGAAATAATTAAGGGTGATGAAGTATTAGATTCATTAAGTGATTGTGTTTATGAGGATTTATATAAATACAAAAGACTATACCCTACGAAGAAACAAATAAAGAGAGAGTATAAAGTTAAACCAATAAAACTAAACTAATATGCCAGAATATTCAGAAAGTCAAAGAAGTTTCGAAAGAACAGAAGGAGAGACACAAGGTCAAGCAGATTCTCGTGCAGCTACAGCTGCAACATTAGCACGATATGGTAATAGAATAAACATACGAGGTGCAATGAGAAATGCATATATCGGTAGACCAGTAACAACAGACAGAAGTTTAGAGGGTAATAGAACAAGACCTATTGGATATTTAAGAGATTCTAATTTCTTTGATGACCAACCAAGATTATATCCAGGATTAAGAGCTTTAAAACTTGACAAAAAAAGAACCTTAGTCAAAACAAATAAAAGAAAAAAAGAAAAAATCATAACTAAAAAAAGAGCACAAGTAAAAATAAAACAACAAGACTATGTTGCTCGCATTGAAGAAGTATTAGATGCAAATAGAGTTAAAGTTAGTTTGTCTTATGAAGACGGAGTAAATCTTACTAAACATAAAGGTGATGACCAAAGAGCAGAAACATTCCAATACTGGAGAGTAAACTATAAAAAGAATAATGTAAAAAGATTTAAAACTTATATGGTTTGTGATGATGATTATTATCTTCTTACATCAGATAGATTAAATGATGACGAAAAGTCAAGAGTTGTTAAATTAAAACAACCACTTCAAGAGAACAAAAATGTTTTAGATAAAGTTTATTTTGCAGAAAAAAGATTACCGGACTATGAAGAAAGAGTTAGATTAGTTCCATTTGTAGATAGACCAGACGAAGGAATATTTTTAAGAATACCAAACTTAAATTCAGTAGATAATCCTATAAACTTTCAAGGAACAACTTTTAAAAATCAAAATGATTTGTTAGGAAGTGATACACAATTAAACTTTGAATTACAAGAAAAATTAACATCAGGTAGTTTGTTAAATGTTCAACCAAATATAGACTATCAAAAAACAACAACCAATTTATTAACTGACTTAGATGACACAGGTTTTGGAAACTTTGTAAACTTCTCATCTGCAGAAAGAAGACTTAATAATTTTAAAAGAAAGTTAGAATTAATTGAAAGTCATAACTCATTAAGTTCATCATTAGTATCAGTATCGAGTTCGTTGGCCACAATACAAGAGGAAGAAAATAAAAGACAAAGAGTAATAAATTCTTTTGACCCATTTGAACATTTTATGTATTTTGAAAGTTCATCATACGCAAGTTCATCATTGGGACAATTCCACGATACATCTTGGCCAAAAACCAATTCGTCAAAACCATATACATTAGCTTCTACAACAAGTACACAAGCTATAACTTGGTATGACAATATGATACTAAGTGCATCATCTTATGACCAAAATAATGTTAATAGTTTTAGAAACTCTTTACCAGAACACGTTTATTCTGATACTCAAAACAATGTATTCTTAGAATTTATGGATATGACAGGACAACAATTTGATGAGATATGGACTTATATAAAATCATTGACAGATGTAAATAAAAAAATAGAAAAAGTTTCTGAGGGTATTTCAAAAGATATTACATTAGAGTTTGCAAAAGCTCTTGGTTTAGAATTATATTTAGGTAATGACTTAGTTGATTTACCAGAATTTTTACTTGGTAAAAATACAGACGGAACAACAAAAAATGAAAAGTCATCAGAGGATATATCAGAAGAGATATGGAAAAGAATTTTAGCTAACTTACCTTTCTTTATCAAAGCAAAAGGAACAGAAAGAGCGGTCAAGGGATTGTTAAGTTGTTATGGTATTCCAAGTTCAATATTAAGAGTTAGAGAATATGGTGGACCAGATAAAGGCACCAGAGTAAGTTATGAAATAAAAAGAAAGTTTACAAGAGCTTTAGATTTCAAAGCATCACAATACATCAAAACACCTTGGAAATCAATTAGTAATTTATATCCCGATACGGTAGAATTTAGATTTAGAACACCATATAGTGTTGGTTCATCAGGTTCAATGGTATTACTTCAAAAGTCTGGTTCTAATACTGACGGAAGTTGGGCTATATCATTACAAGATAATGGAACAACAGACAACTATGGACATTTAAGATTCGCAATAAGTGCATCAAACGGAACTTCAAAATACATTACATCATCATTACAAAAGTTTTACAATGATGAAATGTGGTCGGTGATGTTGACAAGAAAGTCTTCAAGTGGAGTAGAACACGCATCTGAACTTACAACATTTACTTCAAGTTATGAGTTGACTACAAAACAATATGACTCAACAAGACAAAAGATTTTATATCAAGATAGTCAAAGTTTGACAGTAACACAATCACAATTCAATGGAGCATTTACATCAAGTGGTAATGTTTACTTGGGTGGTAGTGGAACAGGAAATCACGGAACACAATTTAGTGGTTCGTTAATGGAATATCGTTTATGGTCAGAACCATTAAGTGCAAGTATATTTAATAATCACGTTCGAACACCAAAAGCTTATAACGGAAACACATCAGCTTCATCATACGATAATTTATTATTTAGATTACCATTAGATGATGATAAAAATTTACAAACAAACCCAACAGCTTCTGAAATTTCATACCTAAATACATATCAAGGAAATATTACAGGTAGTAATGTAAATGGATTTACAGGAAACTTTTACAGAACATTAGTGGACCAAGAAAAATTAAAAGTTCCTAATGTTGGACCAAGTCGTAGAAACGCAACTAAGATTAGAATAGAAGACAATACATTAAAAACAGGAACAGCATTATCACCAGAAGTTCGTAATGAAGTATCATCACAAGACTTTGCACCAATCGATAGTAATAGACTTGGAGTTTATTTCTCACCGGTTGATGTGGTTAATGAAGATATTGTTTATAGTATAGCTGATTTATCATTAGATAATTTAATTGGAGACCCAAGAGATGAGTTCAAATATTCATATAAAACTCTTGGTAATCTACAAAGAGAATACTTTAAACGATACACTCAATCAAATAATTTCTTTGACTATTTACGAATATTAAAGTTCTATGATTCAAGTGTATTTACACAAGTAAGACAATTATTACCAGCTCGTGCAAATTCAACATTGGGTGTATTAGTTGAACCAAATATTTTAGAAAGAAGTAAAGAAGTAATTGGTAAACAACCGGAATTTGATAATCGTATATTTGCAAATGCACAAGATTTTGATGACGGGATTATGGTGACGAGAACTAATTTAGAAAACAAAGAATCAAATTTCTCTACTGCAAATAGTAGTTATGATACTTACGAGGGAACACTAAACTTAGCTATTACAAGTGGTAGTGATTTAGGATTTTTAAATACACCTTCAAAATTAAGAGTTCTTGGTGAGAACGATAGACGATTAGGATTTGGAACTACATATCTAAACGCATCAGGTGTCGTATCATTGAAGAACTTTACAGATGCATTTGTTCCATTTATATCAGGTTCAAGATTATCAGAAACAAAGGAAATTGAAGAATTGTTTTTCCCTAATGCATTATCAGCATCATTTGCAAACATTGCACCTAATCCTAAGTTCTATGCAAATAGTTCATCATTTAAACCGGCAGATGTAGAAAGTATTGCTGAATCAAATAATTTATTTAGAAGTTTCTACCAAGGAACAAAGAATACAAGAGAAACAACATTTGACAAAAAAGAACCTATCGAAGTTCTAATTGTTTCACCAACAAAAATTGTCACACAGGATAGTGATATTAGTAAATTGAAAACAAAATAATAGTGGAAAATTTAACTTTCTTATATTTATTATTGAAAAAGAATAGTTATATCATTTCCACAGGAGTAAAATAAAATGGGATTTTTAGATAATACAACAATAACAGTAGACGCAATTTTGACAAAAAAAGGTCGTGAACTTTTGGCAAGAGGGCAGAATGAATTTAGAATTTCAAAATTTGCATTAGCAGATGATGAAATTGATTATAACCTTTACGATACATCACACCCTAATGGGTCGAATTTCTATGGTGCGGTCATTGAAAATATGCCACTATTAGAAGCGTTCGTAGATGAAAACCAACTTATGAGATATAAGTTAACAACACTTCCAAAGGAAACTGCAAAACTTCCTATTTTGGAATTACCAAACCCATCATTGACTTTCAATGGTCCTGGTATTACACAAACCATTACACCTAATACTCGTAATGGAGTAGACCAATCCTATATATTTATTTTACAAGATGCATCAATTGCAAATATAACTCAGTTGACATCTGCTGGTGGTAGTACATCACAGACACAAACTCAAGTAAAAAGATTACCAGACGGAACATTGGAAGAGGATTTCTTAATCAAATCTGGAACAACAACACCAGTTTTCCTTAATGAATCTGAAAGAAAGCGTTCTATTACTATTACAGGTAAATCAGTAAATGTGATTTCAAGGTCGATAACATCACAAACTTCAACCAATGTCACCGTGATAGGTGCAGATACAGGTGCAACCTTTAATCTACCAATCACTATAAAAGCTGACCCAAGTAAAGTATAAGGAGTAGGTAATGTCATTTCAAAGATTTAACAGAGCAGACGACATAGTAGAAAATCAAAGAACCACAGTAACAAGTGGACTATGGACAGGTGGTGGAACAAATGTAACATCTTTTTTCACTGCATCAACACAAGGTAATCAATCAGCATCTTATGTTGAAATATATAACGCTAATCCAGCTAGTGATACATCAGCTGAAGTTCAGTTTTCATTAGGATATGCACACTACGCAGGTAGTGGTTCTATCGGAAACTCAACCAAGACAACTGCAGGTGATAGACAATCGTCTGCAATGTATTCACAATTTAAAAATTTAATACTAGCACCTAACACAGATAAATTTACTTTCACAGGTGCACCAGCGGCATCATCATCAGGATATAATGACTTTTATTTCATTAGTTTCCAAAGAAGTCGTATGAGAGAAAAAGTAGACCCAGGAAATTGGGAATTACACTTAGACGGAGGAACTGCTAAGATTAGATTAATTGATGATAGTTCAGCAGCTTCAAGTGTTACTGTGGACCAAGGTGGTAGAGTATTCAATGTCGTTACTGGTTCCATTACTAATGGAGTTCATACAGCGGCAGCATCTGAGGACGGAGACGGAGGTTTCGGACTTTTCTATCCTGACTTGGGTATTATTCTTTTAAATGCAGCTAAGTTAGATGACGAAGTAGCTGATATATCAACAGCAAGAAGTGTTAATACATTTGACTTTAATGGTAAAAAACTTTACAACTCAATAGTTCAAGGTGCTTATTTCCAAGCTCGTAGAGAAGAAGAAATAAGTTCAACAAGTTATTTTTGTAGAGTAGGAAACAAGAAGTTTAATTTTAGTTCAAATCCAACATTTGCAACTTCATCAGACGGAAGTTTAACACAACCAACTTTCTTTAAAGACCCACAAACATTTGTAACACAAGTAGGTCTTTACAATGAAACTAATGAATTGTTGGCGATTGCTAAGTTATCAAAACCATTATTAAATTCATATTCAAGGGAAGCTATTATTAAAGTGAAACTTGATTTTTAGGACAACTCAATGTTCAAAAATCTTGACCCATTAGATATAACTAAAAAGCCTTTTAAGACTTTTAAGAATTTTACATTCACTAACAACGATAGTGGTAGTGGTGTATTTTTAGTAAAAGCTCGTAGTGGTTCATTTCAAAGATATGTAAGTGGTTCAGACGCAATCACATCAATCGTTTCCGGTTCAACAACTACAAGATATTTCGGACTTCCAACTTGGAATATGATAAACAAAATGTTCTATAAAGATTCGGATAAACCATATAGAACTTTCGGAAACAATAACCCTAATGTAGAACATAGAGAATTACACACAAGTTCAAGTATTATTAGTGTTGCGAGAGGTTTGTATGGAGAACAAATTAAACCAGAATCAGTCGATTTAGATATTACTATTAACGGAAATACCTTTACAATCAAAGATGACGGAGACGGAAATCTTTATGATAATGCACACTCTGCGAGTTTTGCATCATATAAATCAAGTTCATTTAGTAGAACACCAGTCGCATCAAATGGTAGTGGTTCAGAAGTAGGTAATGTATTTTATTCACAAGGTTTAATCGTATTAACAGATACAGGTTCTTACACACAAGACCAAACAAGTTATACTTTAAAGTATCAAGCACAACAAACTCATTATGAATATGAGTATCGTGTAACTGCAAAACCTTTTGAGTTCAATACTTCAACAAATATTAGTATAACACCAGGTCGTAGTGGTAGTTTAACATTAAAAGCTGGAACGGTTTCTATGTCTAATTTCTTACCACCGGGTGACCAACCACTAAACTCTGGAACAGGAAGTTTTAAAACAGAATATAACGCTGCTACTTCATCATTAGGATTTGTAACAGGTTCAGAATTCCACCCATATGTAACACAAATAGGTTTATATACCGAAGCCGGGGAACTCGCAGTCGTTGGAAAACTTGGAAAACCTATCAAATTATCAGACGAAATCTCAACTACATTTGTAGTTCGTTTTGATGTCTAATTTTTAACAATCTTATATTTATTATTGATTAAAACTCAACGGAGAAAACAATGTTTCAGTTT